ATCCTTCTGAACCTGCGCCTTAAATGGGCTATCCATTATTTATCCTTCTTCCCTTTTATCGCTTCATCGGGATTGAATTCAAGGTTGACTGGTTCCTGGCTCCCCTCGTTTAAATCCGGCGGATCTTCTTTAGTGCCTGGATCCGTATTACCGATACCTGGATCTTTGTCACCTGGATCCGTATTTACATCTTCAGTTTTAGCCTCTTCTACTGCAGGTTCCCATGACTCGCATACACCCAGATCTAGCAGCCGCTGCTCTTCTGCCGCAGTCAGTCCAGGGACCTCTTTGCCAATTTCATAACTGACCCCGTTATGGGTTACCGAGCCTATCTTTACTATAATCATAGCGGCCTCCTTATAGCACCGTTGCTACATACCAGGAATCAACTTCCTGTGGACACGGCAGCGGCCGGCTGTGCAGAGCGAGGTAACGGGCAGCTGGATCTTCTTCGATCCAGGTCTGAGCCGCTCTTTCGCCTATGATTGAACGGAATCCGCTTGCAGCATTTGCATCTGTAATTTTGATCTCTCCGTAGTAGATCGTAGTCTTGGCATTGGTGGAAGCAAGCATTACGGTCCCATTAGGAACGATCGGATTCTCGACCGGAGTTGTGGGATCGGTCCAATCGTCAAGGAACCACTCGTTATAAATGAATAGATCCATGTTATACTTCAGAATCTTGCCGGCATAGATTACATTTTCGGACAGCTGCACCGGGCTTAACCGCGCAAGATCAAGATTGCCGCTAAGCTGGTTCAGATAACCCAGAGCCGTTAGCCTTTTCATAAAAGCGTTAAAAGAATCGTATGCCATCAGACCGACATTAGGGGTATGATATCCGTTTTTCTGGCAGGTCAATACCCAAGCATCAATTTTTGCCAAAGGATCACTGGCGGCATTGCTCCACAAATCAGTGCCCGAAAGTGTTTCCTTGTTGGTGAATCCAAAATCAATCTCATAACTGACTCCCTCGCCAACAACTGGGATTTTCCCGGTTAGCATTGCCTGGGATGCCATCCACTCTTCCCGACGGAGATTCATATCATTGAATTCTTGCAAGGTGTTGGTCAACAGCATTAATGCACGCTCTTCTGCCGAAAATCCCCCATAGAGTCCTTCTCCGGGAAGCCTTAAAGAGAGATCCTCTATCGTTGTGACGTCTTTGGGCTTGAGCAAGGGAGTTTTGAAGGTATTGGTCTTGTAACCAATTTTTTCAATAGCCTTGGCTGCGCTCTTAGGATTCACAAAAGGAGCTATTCTTCTTTTGCCTTTGTAAAAATCGACATCAATGGTGTCGCCGGGGACTGCAATACGTCTCCCGAAGAATTTGTCCCGGAAAAATCCTCCAATTGTGGGCAACGTCCGGACGGCCTGGTCCATGACTCGAGGGTCATAAATATTAATAGGCATCTAATTTTCCTCCTTATTGTTTATTTGCTTTTTGCAGAAATATTGACTGAGCAGCCAGGATGTCCCGGCAATTGTCTGCGGTAGCCGTACCGCCGAATCCAACCGCGAACTCATTAAAGATACCAGTCTTGTAGCCAATTATTGTTGCCGTGGAGCCTACGGTTGTAACATCTTCTGCCGCAATCGCATAGAAACTTTCTTGGGTAGCGGCAGCACTTGCCTTCACGTAACTGGTCGCGGCCGTTCTGTTTACCGTGCCTACTGCGTCAGCAACTGCTATACTCTCGGACACGAGTTTTACCAACAAATCACCGCGTACAATGGTTTGTCCTGCTGCGATTAGGATCGGTTCGGTGACTACATCAAAATCACCGGCAAACAGATTGTCATAAGTTAAAGTATCTAACAGCATTATTTAGTACCTCCTTCTAACCCGAGGGTTTTCTTCGCTACTGCTTTAACCATGTTGAGTATCCCTGTGACTTCATCCGGCTTGGTATCGTCATTAGATGCTCCCGGGACCTTGTTTGCGTTTGCAGCATCGAGAGAAGCCTTGGCAACATAAGCGGCATCAATCATTTTTCCCTCTTGCATAGCCTTGAAAAATACTTTTTCAGCTGTGGCGCCGTCTTCATATTTTGCCACTGCAAGATACTCAGGATCGACCTTGCCGTTTAAGGCGTCAAAGGCTTTGAGCCTTTTTCTTTCAGCGGTGGCACCAGCATTGAGCACCTGGGTATGGATCTCGGGCAACTGTGCCGCTAAATCGGTTACATCTTTAATATCCATTGAACCCTTTACCTCCTTGTTTTTTATATCAACATCCGGATCAATAGGCGGGTTATTTGCCTTTTTCCCCGGAATTGCCGATTCGTTGTCAATCACTTTCGCTATTTCAAAGAACTTTTTCATTGAATCATCCATCGAATTCTGCACGGTTAAATGGTTATAAGAAAAATTCATTACATTTTCCAACCCTGGTTCTTCCGCCTGGTATAAGACTCCATCGGCGAACCCTTCTTTTACAGCAACATTAGCGCTCATATAAGTTTCATCATCCATCATGGCGGCTATTTTATTTCTCGGTCTTCCTGTTTTTACCGCATAAGCATTAATGATGGTGTCTTTTATAACATCAAGTACATCGGCAGACTTTCGCATATCACTGGCATATCCTTGTACTCCGCCCATTGGATTGTGAATCATCATAAGTGATACCGGCGACATAAACACTTCATCTCCGGCCATGGCAATAACCGAGGCCGCTGATACCGCTTTACCGTCAACCTTAGTTATAACTTTGCCATCATACTCTTTTAAGGCATTGTAAATCCCGGCCGCCGCAAAAACACTTCCACCGTAACTGTCGATCCAAACCGTTAAGTCTTTATTGCTGCCTTTATATTGATTCAGCGCCTCTCTAAAAGCATTAGGCGAAGTTGCTTGTTCACCGAACCATTCATAAATCCAGGCATCATCTTCCTCTACGATAACGCCGTCAATTCTTAACTCAACGCCGCCGGCTTCACTTTCTGCGAAGTTCCAAAATCCATTGTTTTGTGTTTGGCTGCTCAATGGTCGCTTGTTTGGCTTACTCACCTAATCCCGCCTCCTTCATCAGTTTTTGTTCCCGCTTGGCTTGTTGAATGTTCCTGTCAAAATTGCCGCCGTTGATTTCCATCGTCTCCTGTTCCCGTGTTGAGAATCCATTATCGACTCGGGTCTTGGCGGCATTTACTTCTTTAACTGGATCGAGTTGGCCTGCAGCTGGGCCGTTCCATTCAGCTCCGCACCAAGCTTTTCGAATTACCGGATCATCAAAATACCTGGGCGCCTTTATCCGTCCCATCGATACCGCCTGGGAAAGCCACTCATCATAAGTTGGCTGGCAAAAGTCCTGGGCCATCCAAGTCCTGCGCATCTTAAACATTTTCCATGCTTCAAGCAGCGCGGCCCGGGCAGCTGAATAAGATGATTGAAATGATTTTTGCAATAGCTCCTGTGGGATCTCTAATGCCGCCCCTATATATCTGGCGAGTGAATTAACAAAACCGTCGAAAGCCGTGTTAGGTCTTCCGGGATTAGCTATTTCCACACTCTCGCCCGGATGCATTACATTTATGGCCCCGTTGCCGAGCTCATATACTGTCGGATCATCTGCAGCAACTTGTTGCTCATCCGGAATTAGATCGCCAAACGGTGAACTGCTGGATGGCGCGTCGGTTTTAACGAAAACAGTAAACATTCCTGTTACTACCGCCGCCATCAATTCTGCCTCGGTATATCTGGTGAGCTGTTTTAATGGCTCGATAACCGGCGCAAGGAAAGGAACGCCTCGGCGTTGCTCTGCCCTTTCTGATTCCATGAGCTGTAGAACATTTGGACGGCCCGTTAAGGGCCCGAAGGCTTCTACCCTAGTCCATGCCAGAGGAGCAAGATTATTGGTGATAAAAAAGGACTGCGGATAGCGGTTGCAGATATAATAGGCCACAACTGCGCCGCTATCATCAATCTCTATCCCGGATATCACCATGTTGCCGTTTGCCGCCGTGCCTTCCACTGAAAATAGCCCGTCTGCGATAACGTTGTTAAGCGTATTTGGTGTGCAGACTCGATCGGCCTCGATCAAATGCAGCCGTAATCCATAAGGCATATACGGAAGCGGGTCCTTCTGTTTCAACACCACAAAAGCATCGCCGCTTTGCAGCCACATCAATTGAGCAAGTTGTTGCATCTCATAGAAATTATTTGTCCTGAGCGCGTCGCAATGTACTGAATCGGCCCATAGTGAGAATTCCCTTTCGGTTGTCTGTTCCCATGCGTCCGCTTCTTCTTCCGTCATTCCTAAAAATTTAAAATCGATCCTGGATTTTAAGCGCAATCCCGAACCAATAACATTAGTCCTGGTTGTTTGTATGGCGCCGCGGCCCAGGGGAGCATTCATGTATAAATCCCGGCATCGGTTGCGTAAGGTAAAGAGGTTTAAATCAATATCTTCCTGCGGAGATGAGGATAACGACTTCCAGCCCCGCATAGATTTTTTCGTTCTGGAAGCGCCGCCTTCCGAATAACCGGTATTTAAAACCTCCACTACTTTCCTTGCGGCCGTTCTGCGCATTGCCTTCTCAGGGCTAAAGAATTCGACCGCTTTATCTATCAGGTTCAAGCTCACTCACCTCCCCCATAGCCTTTATATGTCCCTTGGAATAACGCCAATCATTCGGTTCCGGCCTTTTCCCTCCTCAACAGACTCCAGTTCAGTCACGTAGTTTTCAAGCTCCTTAATCGTCTGCTTGATCACTGACAGATCAGCTTTTCTCATCGTTCTGGTGCCAATTTTATATTCTTGTCCGCTCAGGACTGCAAGTTCGGCGGCATAGTAGGCATTTAACCGGATTTTCGCGTTGTTTAAGCGTTCACTTGACATAAAACCAGCCCCTTTTTGTTAATATTCGATGCCCTTTTTGACCGCTCCATATTTTTTTTGCGGTTTATTTGAGGTATTATTGTTTGCGATTTCTCCGTTTCGCGTGTCATTTAATCGTTTTTCCAGCATTTCAAACACCGGATTGATTAATTTGAGTGCTGCTCGGGCATAATTTCTAAGATCAAAAGGCTCATTTCGAGCCTCAGGAGATACTTTTTCCCAGTTCATAGTAACCTTCCCCTTATATTTCCGCGGTACCTGGCGCTCAGAAACAAGCCCTTGAAAATAATTCACATCATAATCTGCAGTATTAGGAAAATGACAATAGAACTGCCCCGGCGTTTGCAGCTTAAGGCTGTTTATTACTGCAGTTTTACCTTCATCAACGCCAAGAATTATCAGCGCTGCGTTCTCCTTTTTAGTTCTGGTGATGCGGTAAACGAGCGGGATCCCCGCTCCGCCCTGGCCTTTGATAGCAAAGAATCGGCGGCTTTCATTGCCTTTGCAGTAATCATAAACCGCCGAAGTATAGTGACCGCCGCTGTCTACGCAGGCACACGCAACGGTCAACCCCAGGCCATCAGAGAATCGATACGTGCTTTTAAGAATATCGTCTATGGTCTGCCAGGTTTCTTTGTTGCCCGGGGATCCCATAACGATTCCATGCTTTACACCCCAACTTTCTTCCCCTTTACCCCAGCCGACGATCTCATATTCCAGCCAGCGGTCTTGAGTATCCACGGCAGCAGTCAAAAATAAAACGCCGTCCGGCAATTCGGCGGCGTAATCTTCGCGGCGTTTAACTAAGTATTCCTCATTTTCAATCTCACCCTTGACTTCGTAGGTCTCTCCCAAAACCGTATTGACAAAAACTTTGTACAGGTCCGGATCATCTTTATATTTAAGATAATCCATTATAATTTCATCCCACGTTCCCCATGGCGAGGCGAAGGCATTAATTTTAAAACTTCTTGATCCTTTGGCCTCAGGATTTTCCGCAATCCATCTACCCGGTTGGTCCTTCCATGTGATTTCGTTAAATTCATCCAGGCAGTGGGGGCACCGGAATGTAATCTCATCAATAACATAATTGTCTTTGGCGTCTTTATGATATTCATAAATCATGCCGTACAGATTTACAAAAATAGGTTCCCCGCAGCAGGGGCATTCCATTCGCCATTCTTCCTGGGTACCGGAGAGATATTCGAATTCAATTCTGGATGTTCCTTTTATACCTGGGGTTGATACAAAAATCTTTTTCCGGTTCCAGAATGTGAGAGTACGCTTTTCCGCCAGCTGAATAGGATCGCCCTCAGATCCGGCGCTGTCTGGGTACCGATCAACTTCGTCACATAGTAATATTCTGATCGGGCGGCTGGCCAGCCCAGCTGGTGAGTTGGCACCGCCCATTGCCAGGAACCCGCCCGGGAAAACCTTCATCAGAATAGTATTATTTATATCGCGGCTTTTGCTATCAGACACCTTATTGGTTAAAACTTTTGTGTCACGGATCAGGGATGATACCCGGCGCTTCGAAAAATCTTCCGCCATATTATCAGTGGGTTGGATCATCAACATTGGGCACGGATCCACGTCCACATAATAACCGATAATATTTAAGATAACTTCCGACTTGCCTATTTGGCTGCTGCTCATAACTACAATTTTTTCAGTTCCAGGATGAGATACCGCATCCATTATTTCTCTTAAATAAGGCGCTCTATCGGTACGCCATTTTCCTGGTTCAGATGATGTCTCTTTTGACAGCACCCTGTTCTTATCAGCCCATTCGCTGATTGTCATCTGGGGAGGCAGAGCCCAGTAAATGCGAATATCTTCATTATAAAACTCAAATGTCTGTTTCATCACACGCTCCAAGTTTTTCCGCTGGTATTTGCCTTAATTCGTCAAGGGCTTCAGACACTTCATTGTTAATAATCTGAGCGATAACAGCTAATTGGTTTTGCCCGATTATTTTGGGAGCGCATTTAGCCGCCATTGTGAGTAGTCGCGATTTGCAAGTTAAAATCATGCTAGCCATGAGCTGTTCAACTTCAGATGTATATATCAAACTGCCCTTCATTAGTTCTAATTCTATTTCTGCAGTCTCTCTTTTTGCCTTCTCTAATAATGTGTGTTCAATATCGTAATTTATCTTTTCAGTTGGCTTAAATTTATACGCATAATAGGCTTCAACTGCATCTGGCATATAGTAATTTCCATCCGTTCCCCGGATAAGAATGCCTTCCTTATTAAGTTGATTAACCCTCCGGGTCGACATTTTCAGGATTTTAGCCAATTCAGCACTTGTCATATTCAGATTCATCACTTTACCTCCGGAAGGAAATGCTTTTGGGAAATTTTATACCTAGTTAACTTTCGGGGCTTAGCCGCCCGCAATACATATAAATCCCCAGAAGTACCTTTTTAAAATGTTCTTCTTTATTAAATGCCTATATATAGGGTTTTCTTTGGTTATGAAGATACGTGCTTCACAAGTTTGTCATTTATATAGTTAATCAGGGGGCAGCGAGTATTTATTTGATCCAAATACCGTCTGACTATTACTGACCTTCAACACAAAGGATGTAACGAATATTAATAGATATGGTTCGCAAACATATTGCCAAGCGCTTGGGAAATTCAAAATATGCATTCTAAATAGGCCATTTGAGTTATCCATATCTTATAATTGTGTGGAACTCACAAGAGGTGGCACAAGCCCCAATCGTTTCAATGTTTGATAAGGTTTTTAAAAAATGAGTTACACATACGTTTTTTATGTTGAACTCAGTAAATTCTAAACTTGTTTATAGCCAGGTCAATTCCTTCCTGTTCGATGCCAATATACAGAAGAGTAATAGAAGGATGATTGTGATTAAATATCTTTTGTAGCGTCACGATGTCTTTATTTTGTTTGTAAAAATGGTAGCCAAAAGTTTTACGCAGCGTATGTGTACCGATACATTCCAGGCCAAACTTTGCGCCGGCAGTCTTTAGAATCTTATAGGCCATTGATCTGCTTATGGGCTGATTGTAATTTTGTCTGGACTTTATTAGGTAATCGTCTGGGTCCTTATCCTGGCAATAAACGGCTAATTCCTTTTTAAGGATAGGATTGATCTCAAACGATCTTTGTTTGCCTGTTTTCTTTTCCCGCAGCGATATGTTTTTTCGGTCTTTAACATCTGATGTTTTAAGTTTAAGAACATCAGAGATGCGCAGGCCGGTATATATGCCCGCCAAAAACATAATAAAATTACGTTCACTCTGAGCTCTTAAATAATTAGCAATGTCCTCTACCATAACCGGATCCCTGATCGGCTGCACAAAATTCATATCCCCACCACCAATACACTGACTTAGACTTCACTTACAGGCATCTTTAAAATAGCGAATCCCTCATTAGGACCTTTTATTTGCACAGTATAGTAGTCTGTTTCTTGTAGCCCTGGCTTATCATCTTCGCGCTTATCCAGCACCTTGATTTTCATGGCCTTAAGAAAGGCTTCTTTTACCAAGGCCTTCTCTTCCTCTTTAATCATTACCCGCTGCTTCAAATCCTCACCTCCGAACATAAAAAAGCCCCGCGCTTGCGAGGCCATACCTTGATGTTTCTATAATACTCCTGAAAAACGGCTCGTGATTCCCGTTCTATTCCCGATTTTTTCCCGTTCTATTCCTTTTCTATTCCCGATTTATTCCTGACACTTAATAGATTGATCCGGGGCTATTAACCCCGGATCATATTATATTGTGTTTGAGTTTTACTGAGATTAGGACATGTCAACCACTACCTCCCCTATATATTCCCCATATAGTTTTTGCCGGGTGGTATACCGGCAAATTTGATTTCCGACATCTTACTGATCAGCAATAATTCCTATTTTGTAATCCGGCCAATATGTGTCCGTTCCACTTTTTACCTCTCCGGACCATTGGGTTAAAAATTCTTGAAGACGGTTTATGTCTTCTTGAGATATATTAGTCTCGGCTTCTTCATGCAGTTCCTCGCAAGCATCAACAACAAGATCAGCAGCATCACGCAGCATAAAACTGGTGGTATATGTTCCCCAAACGTATGGCGTTTCAAGTTCTGGATCATCATCTTTTAATTCATCTAATCGTTCTGCAAGATCTTCTGGAGAAACATACTCATCCGGGCCGTCAATAAACACCATTGCGAACCGTTGATTTGCCTCTTCTATGCTGATTTTTTCAGCCTTCGCCCATCTTTCCTCATATTCTTGAAAACGCTTCTGGCTTCTTGCATCAGAAGCACCTTGGCATTGGCAATTAGTCTCAGCATGAATGTACATTCGTGATCCAGGCGCACCGCAGAATTTGCAAACTGGTTGAACTCCGTTGTAACAATCTGGGCAAGGAAACAGGGATTGATTTTTGTATGGAAATCCGATTATCCAAGGCTGCGGCCTTTCTTCTTTAAGGCCATATACGTTATCCCTGATTACTAAGCCTAAACCCTTGCATGTCGTACATACCCATTGATGTTCCATTAGGTCTTTTTCAAGCTGCTTCGGCAGCAGTAGTTCAATGTCTACAAATACCTTTTCCGGCATATAAATTCTCCTCCTTCGTTACGTCGCATAAATAACATTATGTGCAGCTGCTACTCGGCCTCAATTATGATGCACCGGCATCCACATTCTTTACAAACCATTAACCCGTCTTGATCCCAACTATCATTTGCCTCTATATTTGAACTTCCGCATTTAGGGCAAAAGTCGACTTTTTGCGGGTATCCAATTACTGATGTTGCCAATTATCATCCTCTCCTTCATGACGCGCACTACAGCTTTGCCGACATCTTGCTGATCAGTTCCAGGGTTGCATGCTGATATTTCTCATGCACTGTTGGATCATCCTGTTGGATCTCGGCCAGGGAGCCGAGCAGATCATTAAAACCTTTAACCAGATCTTAGAAATTCATGTCTTCTCTCATTATTTCGAATAAGGTAGAGTCATAATAGTTACCATCAATTAATAGCGCCGTGCGCCTTAATGTCCCGGCGATGTTGCCACCATGTTTTTCGATAAACCTTCGATACATGCGTTCTGCATCACTACCAACGAACCCGACAAATTCAAACTTACTTGCGTCATACTGATCCCTTAACTCCCTTATGAATTTGACGATATCCATCGACCATATGATATTTGTTTTCTTGGTAAAGTTAAGTATCCCAAAACTACCTACAACTCTACTTTCCCTGTCAATACTGGCACTCATAAATCCAATTAACTTTCCACCCTTGTCGATTGATACACGCTGAATTACGTTCCAATCATTTCTTTGTATTTCAAGATTGTAGTTTCGGTATGACGTGCCCATGTAAAATTTGAAATGATCATCGCATACTGCTTCTTTGTATTGCCTTGTTAGCTGGTCTTCATGTAAAGTTGCTGGAGCAAGCAATTTATCAACTCCTTTCAGTAATATATAAAAATAAAGAAACCAGTATTATTTCTGGATCGGGGTCTAAGTTCAAAACATTCTGTTGCTCTACATTCACAATATCTTTTGCCATTCTTTTTGTTACAAATGCCCCACATATCCTTGCCTTGGTAAGAAATACAGTTTTTACATACATGTTCCTTATAAGTTACTCCAAACAAAAATAGCAATAACTTGTCATTTACTCGCGCGAATCCGCAGTGTTTAAATATTTCTAAGTATGTTAATTTATTAAGCCATCCCTCTAAATCTTCATTTTTTAATCTACAAATGTTATTCCGAGCGTCATTTGCAAAGCATTTTTTGTCATAGCAATAGTTCATTGCACTACAGCTTTGCCGACATCTTGCTGATCAGCTCCAGGGTTGCATGCTGATAGCGCTCATGGTCATCCGGGCTGTCTTTTTTGATCTCATCCAGGGCACCCAATAGGTCCTGAAATCCTTTGACCAGATGGTTAAAGCACAGCGTATATTTTAGGATAGCTACACTCTTGTTCTGCTGCCTTAAATGGGCCAGTTCCTGTTCCACTTCTTCCGGAATCTTTTCAATAGTAGTTGTGGCCTGTACATCAATCGGCCTTGCCTTTAATTCAGCGATTTCTTCATTCGCACTAACTAGCAGCTGATCGGCCTGTTCTAGTTCCGACTGCAAGCGCGTGACCTCTTCAACATCACCATTTTTTTCTGCTTCTGCGAGTTGTTTTTTGGTCTCATTCAGCGCGGCAAGAATATCAGAATATTTTTCTTCGGCTGTTTTCTTATCATCTCTTGCTACCCGGAGCGAATCCTGCAGCAATTTTACATCGGCCTGGGCATCCGTAAGCACCCTGTCGACAAGCCTCTTTTCTCTCTCGATCCCGAATTTTTCTTCACGCAGTAAACGTTCTTTTTCGGACTTTTCGTCAATAATCTGCCTAGCTTTTTCAAGCTGCTCTTTTATCTGATCTCTATCCTTGATGGCTTGCTGCAGTTCCCGGGTGCTCATATTGTCGATATCATTTTCTTTAATGAAATCTTCCCGCTCTTCTGCTGGCACTCCGAGCATTGCAACTGCCTGTGTGTAGGACAAACTGCCAAGCGCTTGGGATTTTGCTTCTGCTCCAAAAAGGGCTAATTGGTTGGCTCCGTACTCATCAAATATCCTCATCAGGTTGTTTGCGGTGGACTGAGAATAATCAACTGACGCTTCAAGCCATTTCCCCCACTCGCCATGAGGTATAACCGATTTGCCCTCCACCAGACAGCGGCCTATTTCGATGCTGTTACATAGGACCATGGTCCTAGTCTGCGATTTAATGCTGTTTATTTCTGCTGCAATTAAATCCGGGGTTCTAATCGCTATCGCTGTTTCCATATTTGTCTCCTTCCCCGGCTAGGCCGGTATCCTTATTCTTTCTCTCTCGCGTTTATCAACAAGCTTGGCCTCTTTGAAAGCTTCCACAAACTGCTTAACGATCTCATCGGGTGAGCAATTATTTTTACCTCTGAGTTGGATAACAGTTTTTCCGCGTAACTCCATAGTAAAATATGGTGTATCTGGAGCTTCTGCCTTACGAACAAATAAAATTGTTTTTAATCCCTTGGCGTAATCTGGCGCGTAATTTCCTACGCAGTGGTTAAGTGCTTTCCCTTCAGCGATCAATTCATCCGCAGTTTGGGCCGGACGGATCAATAAGCCCTGATGTTTGTAATATAATTTTTTCAGCAGCTTTGCCTTTTCTGCGATCTGCACTTGTAATTCTGCATCCGCTTTAATATTGATCTGCTTTATCATATTCTGATGAGCTGCGTGCAGGTTTTTATGGAAAATAACTTTGAGATCCTGCACGTCGAGATTGAGGCGCTTGCAATCCCTCAAATAATCATTCCAGGCGCTTAGTACATCACTGCCACTCTTGAATCGTTTGGGATTGCAGGCACGTTGCTTTTGAATATAATTGAACGCTTTCCGGAAAGACAGATATGCGAGCATGTCTTTTAGGTAATTTTCATGATATTCCCTGATACTTAATTCATTAATTTCAATCGGTGTTAGGTTAGATCCATCCTTTTTAGCCATTTGCAGTAAGTGTAAAAAGAAACAGTCTGGATTCAGTCCATTTTGTTTTATTTCCTTCAGTTCATTTTTGTTTAGTTTCAAAACCTTAAAAACAGTTTTTCCGCGCCAATTAATAGCACTATAAGTACGGTCATGGCCAAGCTTTTCTCTAACCAGCTCTTTAAATCCAAATTTAGTTAGGTATTCTATACAAGGATAGCGAGAGTATAAATTAAGAATTTCAACTATGTCATAACGCTGCTGATATTCTTCCCAGCAGCTGTATTGGAATTGGGTGCCGGATACTGCTTTTTTGATGTTTTCCAGCGAATAATTCAGTCCCAATACCATTGAGTAACGTTGATCTATAAAAGCGGTTTTTCTTTGTTGCCATGGATATTTTTTATTATGAAAATCGTGGTCCCAGTAGTAACCGGCATTAGAAAACATCTTGGAGCCGCCCATTTCAAATACGTACCTGGTTACTTCGAGGTACTGTGTTTTAACATCGTGGTAGTCGTTGGAATAATCGCGGAAAGCTGCAAATCCACGAGCAACGACAACATTGGAATCCCTAGTTGATTTGTCAAAGTAGATAAAATATGCCCTGTCAAGAAGCGATTTGCGTCCGATACCTGAAGCTTTAGGCACACATTCGCTGCCGCAATGCGGACATTTTACACGAGCCGGCGGAGGAAGCATTCCATGCGAACAATATGGTTGTACATAATTTGCCTGGTGTTTTAATTTTAGATTTGTGGAATCAAATTCTTTTTTGCAATGAGTGCAATAGCTGAATTGTTTTTTTCCTTGGCGCCTGGTGAATAAATACCGACTCTCGAGAAAAACTTCATCCGTGGCATATCTAGAAATTTCTTTGCTGATTCCTGATTTAAAATACCCCATATATGACTTAATAGTCTTTTCCAAAGATATCACCCGCCTTATAAAAGATCTTCGAGCCGGACATCGAAATCAACCGACTTCTTTTCCGATACTGGAGCCAATGGAGCTGATGAAGCAACTATTGCCGGTCCTTGTATTCCAAAATATTTCAAGACAATGGTTAGTCCCTCCTGGGGCGGGATCATGGCATAATTTTTATTGTTTTTTTTAGCCCGGGCGGCCTTCTCTAACTCATTAAAGCTTTTAGCAATAGTCTTATCAGCCTGCATGATCTTTTCAGCATCACCCGGATTAGCCTCGAGATGCTGCAAAACAAAATCCCCGATCACTTGTATATACTGATCGCTTGCATTCTGGTCCATTTCGGTTTGTATCTTTGTTCTAGCATCGTTTAACATCCGATTACCTCCCCTATATCGCTTTTGCACATTTCCATAACGCCTGATCCATAAACATTCCTAATACCGTTTCAACCTCTTCGTCTGGCAGGTACCCGAAGCACCAACTCAGGACCCGGACTATTTCATCCTTGCGTGCGTAATAGGTGTTCTTGTCGATGCACATGTCAATGGTTATGTCCTGCCAGGTGCACTTCTCAAAATATATCTTTTCGACCACGCGCTTTTGCTCCGGATCAAGCATAATATCAATCGACGTCTCAACAATTTCTTTTAATACCTCAAGATTTTTAATTTTGCATTCAAGTTTCAAAATTGCATCGCCTTCGATCCGATTCAAGGCCGCTTTTTCGACCGGGTTAGATACAGAATAAGAGGTGCCCTCGCGCAATTCATAACTAGCAATCATGCTGGGCTCCAGCTGCTGCCTGACCATTTCGATCTGTTGTTTAATTGACATGATCCTGATCGGGAAGCTCTTGTATGTATAAAGCATCTTTTCCGTAGCCTGATACCAACTATTTTTCTTTTGTCTCACCCTGCACCCTCCCCCTGCCGTTAATTCGCCTGCTTCTCTCGACTTCCGTAAGCCTGAAAGTGTTTACATATTCCCGTTTCATTCGCCTGTTTAGCCGGGTTCTGACATCCCTTATAGGCGACCTCTTTTAATGACAATTCTTGTCCTCGGTACCAGCAAAATGCTACCGGGCGTGGAATGGGTGGCTTCATCATTCGAGTCGCCATCACGCTACCCTCCAGTCTTTGCCCTGGATTTCAAATCTCATGCCAGTGCCCCACATCCGCGACACCAGCGCCATGCCCTCTTTTTCTTTTAATTGGTTGCCAGTGAAGTTAGTGGTGAATATGGTCGACCGGCGTTTGTGTCGGCTGTCTATCACCTCGTAAAACTTAGCTGTAACCCATTCGGTGGTTTTTTCTATGCCTACCTCATCAATCACTAATAAATCTACGTTTTTCAGGGCAAACATGATGTCCGCCTCCGAAGCATCGTCTTTTTTGTCATACGTCCGTTTGATCCGGTTGAGCAAATCGATGCTTTTAATCGCCAAAACGATATGCCCTTTTTTAGTCGCTTGATGAGCCACTCCCAAAGCAAGGTGCGTCTTGCCTCGGCCTGAATCACCGTATAGACAAATACCATCTTTGCCAACTTCAAACCCTTTAAGTGCTACGAGCGCTTCCGCCTGGCTGGGATTTCCAGGCCTAAAGCTTTCCAGAGTCATATGTTTGTGCGACTCATCGTAAAGCAGATTGTTTTGGACGAAATAGAATTGGCACATTTGGAATAAAAGATCCTTCTGAGCCTGTACGCTCTCGTGTTGTCTTTCGTTCTCCTTTATTTGCAATATAGGTATCATACAGTTGCACGGAGTGCGCTCACAATGCAGAGTCTGGTGATAATCGATATAATATCTCTGATAATATACACCGCCGCAGCCGTGCCCCCGATCGGGATCGCCAGTGTTATAAAAATCATGATCACATATGCACTCTTCGATTCCGCCTACCTGGATATATCCGCGCTGCAGAGGTTCCCGGAAAGGAATATTATCATCCAGTGTAGTCATCCTGCTTGTATCGGCTTGCATCCATGTTCACCACCTTCCCATCTGGTACATATTCAAGAAAAGGTCTCCGCGGTCCCAAAAACGTCTTACAAAGTTTGATATACTGCTCCTCAGTTTTGCTTCTTAGGCACTCAGCTGCATAACCTTTAGCAGCTGCCAGCATATCCCGGGGCAAGTGGCCATCTTTTTTACGGGCCTTCCAACACGCAAATGCGGCTTGCTTTTCTTTTCTGCGCGGATACGCCGCCCAAAACTCTTCAAACTCTGCTGAGTATTCGTTGCCTTTGCCAGGATCTGCATTGGCTTCATCCTGCGCTCCTTCACTTTCCTCAAAAAGAGAATTCTCAGCCGGGGCAACTTTTTCCGCACCGTCCGGTGCAGAGGAATCAGGAATTAGGTTAAGGGAATCAGGAATCAGGTTAAGGGAATCAGCCCGATTAGTTGTGTGCATTTCCTGTACTTGTACTGTACTTGTACTGTTCTGCTCTGGTAATGGTGGAATAACGCTATTGGTCTCGTTTTTATGAGGGTTCTGGTGAAGGTTAAAATTAATAATCTGTATATATGCTTCTTCATCCACCGAATATCTGATAATAAAATTTGCGCTATTAAGATCGGTGAGTAATTTATCTATATCGCAATCATCATAAGGTAGAATCTCAGCTTTGATTTTTTTAGGACGATCTTCTAATCTCCCTTCCCGATCTGCGATAGTCCATAGGCCAGCAAATAGCAACCTGCCCAACGGATTTATTTCGGCTAATTTATCATTTATGAAGAATCCCGGTTTAATATTTCTAGATCTTGCCATCCCCCTGCTCCCCCTCATGTTATCCAGCCTATTTAGCTTGTAAAAGATGATTAATTTCCGCCGCTAATTCTCCCATCCGTTCAACCCTTTGAATGATGCCAGGGTCCATATTGGTGCCAAGAACCTTTTCAAGTGACTCAGCAATATTCCAGTAAGTATTGATTCCATGAACTCGAAGTACCTTAATAATCTCCTTTAATTGTTCGCTATCTTTTTTCGTCCTCTCGAACTGCCTTTTATCTGTTTCAAGGTCACTGATTAATTCTGCCGTTTTCCGTGCCACATAACGGCCCAACTCTTTACGATCTTCTTTGTCCTCAATAATGGCCTGAAGCATTTCTCTGCGATTACTAAAAAACGGGTGCCGATCACTATCAAGTTTGGACATCACAATATACATGAGCATCTCGCTTGATATCTCTATAGGTCTGTAGAGGGCTTTGCGCTTTGTGGTAATACAGTCCTTGTCCGGGTTGTAATATATCAAGCCCACTTCTTTTGGCAGTTCATCCGGCTGGATCAGGCCCTGAGGGCAAGCAAAATAAAACTGATGGCAGTATTGCATATACCCCGGCCACTTCTGATCTCGCATGAAGTCCCCCCGGTCAACTTTGACCTCATAGCCGGTAAAGCAAGGATTTGCCCATGACTTCTTGATTGCCAGTGCATCCAATATAAGCAGTTCTCCCCGCGGAACATAACTCTGACCATTTTTAACCTCGGTAAGAAAAACATCATCCATTCTAGCTTTTTCTATATGCCGCTTTTGAAGATGACGCAGTATCATGTCTGAACGTATTTTTTGTGCAGCCACTGTCTCCCCTCCTTTACTTGACAAAAACACTGGTTTTGTGCGTTTAACTGGGCAAGGAACCCTGTTTTGGTAAAACCATAATCATGCTCACTTTGATTGCCCAAACCCTCGCCTAGCAAGTTCCTCTCGGTCAGCTTCCTTCCAGCCGAAACAGCCAACCATGCTGCCGTAATTTGTTACTTTGCCATTTAACTGGCACTTACCCGTAAATGTTGTGCGGATTGATGCTGGCCTGCCCTCCTGCCTGTCTTGATCCCAGCGTTTACAGGTCCCGCAAGTGTTCATGCTACTCATGCCTCCTTAAATTATTCTTCTTTTTTCGTTCGCCTATTTTGCTATAGATATCCGCTATAATAATTCCTGTTTTTGTTAATTCAACATCATTTTGAATTAGATTATTTTGGTTCAGCCGTACCAGCTGTTTCCGGGAAACAAGAAGGAGATTGTCAATGTCGAAATTCCGCTTGTTCCCGTCTCCAAAAATAACGCAATAGCCTTTTGGTACAGGTCCATTTGCAGCTTCCCATATCACTATGTGTTTGGCTTTCCAATTCTTGTTCAATTTGCCGTCTGTAATTTTTACCTCTGTATAGCCATCCCTGTTTATTCTTTCAGTCCCTATCGGTACCCAATTAGCTGATTTATTCCCTTTCTTGAACTGGGTAGCTTCCATGCCTTTATAAGAAATACCTTTCTGACCTTTGTTTGCTGGAATATGGCCTTTAGGAAAAAAACCAGTAACTTCGCTATTAAGCTTATGCCGGCCATACCAGGCTTTTAATTGTGAATGCGTATAATTTGTTCCGAACGTCTCGTTCAGTTTGGCTGCCATTTCCTTCGAGCCGACTCCGTAATGATTCTCTTTGATAAAACCTTTAACTTCATCCGGATATAAACTAGACGGTCTTCCAACCGGAAAGCCGCGACGACCACTTTTCAGATTATGGTTACTTTTATAGTCCTTCATTTTGGACTCTGTAAAATCTAAATCAAATTCAGCATTAACCAGCGCTGCTAAGTCTTTTGTCGTTTTTCCCAGCACATGCTGTTCTATAAAAGATTTCACTTCCTCCGGGTATCGTCTCATGTTTACTCACCTAAAAATGCTGCTTTAAGCATTGGCGGCATTTTATTTTCATCCTTCTCACCGGCCATATACTCATGCATAAAAGTTTTGGCTTTTAACACCAGGGATCCGTTTGAAATTACCTGTGTCGCTATATCCGATACAGCTCTTGCTCTGCTGATCTCCTCGGAAAGTTTTTCACCGGTTAGATCCTCCTCACCCAGTCTCTCCAACTGGGCAAAAAGGTGATTGTTTAAGTCACTAAGTGTGTTTTGCACTCTCTCACGCCTCCTTATACTCAGCCATTTCTTCAATTTTCCAGTTCCTTAAAATAATCTGCTGAAGTTCCGCCGCAAATTCTTTTAACTTCTCCCACTGCGACGGGTCATGTTTCTTTAGGTAATCCGCATAGGCGTTCTGGTATATTAGAAAATTTTGAGCGTTCAATATCTTTGCATAGTCGTTTTTTGAAATCCCAGATGGTTTATCCGAAAGGTCAAAGAAACCAGGATGAGGTTGGTAGTTAGCGACAATTTGTTTTGCCTCTGTGTTAGTCATACTCTCACCCCCGGATACTCGCTATATTCCACCCCATCCAGGAGGCGGCCAGTGTTCTTCTTGCCAACATGCCTGTATTTCACAGGTCTGTCTCCTTTGGGAGCTTCTTTCCCCACGCATTGACTGCAGACATTAGGATAGGCCCAGTAGCATCCTTCATCACATCCGTTATGATCTGTACAGCCGCAAACTCTGCAGGCCTGCCCCTCCCGGTCGAAAGGTACGTACCAATCCCCCCAACTTTTAAAGAAGAAGGGTACCCCTGCCGCCTGGCACTGATCCCTGAGCGATCTTGCCCAGTCCGGATGCATCGGTCGTGCTCCTGGACCTGTTTCGCCTCCGCAGATTACTCCGTTCAGTCGGTCGGGATCCGTTCCTTGATCTCCAATACAGCGCGGACATGGTTTCCCGCCTCCGTATTCGGATGGTACTGACATTGTGCCGTTACATGACTTACATACAGGCAAAAGATATTTGTTTATATCCACCGTTCCCAGCATCGGTTCGATGCTTACGAATCTGACCGCCGCTGGAGTCTGCAGCAATAAGGGTATTCTTTCGTCAGCCCTTTGCTGGTTTTCACACGTTACGCCCAGCCAGAGATTCTTTTGCCAACTACGCACTCTGTCACCAAAACCGCTTTCGCGCATATGTCTTTCTGTAACATGACAATTCGGGCATTCTTCTTCATCTCCAATTGGAGCTAAATATCCGCAATTAGAGCATTGCCCCTTGCCTGTAACTCTTTCCGGTCTTTTTGTTAAAAAAATAAATGTGTGACGGTTGTTGTACCAAACGTGGTGCAATATCTCCCTGATGAAGCTATCTGGAATATCCGGGTGAAAAATATCACCCATACTCTGGACAAATATCTGTCTAGGCTTTTTCCAGTGCACAGGCTTATTTAACTGCTTATGGTCTAGGACAAACTGTGCATGACTATCATCAAATATATTCTTATTGCCAAATCTATTGTTGAACCGCTCTGCATAACAGTGTTGGCAACCTTCGGATACCTTAGTGCAGTGGTACCCGCCGTCAGTTGTACGGATTGGATTTATGGTTTCATTGCACCATTCGATCTTTGTCGCCATCACGCTACCTCCAATCCTTTCACCGCGTCCTCATCCGGGAGGTCTAATCTCCGTCCGCTAATAACCCCCTTTGGTGTCCATATCTTTGTGCTTCCGATACTAAAGGGGTCTATAGATACCAAGTGATCTGTCTCATCAAAATTCCAGAGCCGCTGCATGCCTTTGGCCGGTATTGGTTCGACCAGCTGGTGAACGTTTTCCAATATCCAGGCGAAGCGGCCCGGGGTGTAGTCTCCGAAATCATATTCCCTGCCAAATACAATGCGACCATTTTCTAAACACGCTTCATTGTCTACCGTGTGAATTATCTCTAAGCAGTCCACCAGGTTCCCGATGGCCAGTATCTGGCCTAGATGTATCCGCATGCCTAATGTCGCAAAAGCACGACTGTGAAGCGGTTTAAGCGCTGATAAGAAAGGTTCCTTAAAAGCTAAATCCATGTGCCATGGTCTTCTGCTGGTTCCGCAATGGATGGCGATTGGCCCGCGGTATTTGGTTGCCCAACCCCGGGTCTCGTTTCGCTTCTCATTAAGCGCTATAAGTTCAGCCCAGGGATGGTAGACAGTTAAGGCCTTCATCATGTCTCTGCGCCTTCTTCCATCAAATCTTCATGGTATTTTAATCTGGCCCTAATCTCTGCATGACCAACTGCCATAAAATAAAACAGGGCTACGGGACAGTCGCAATCGGTCATATATTCCCCGAACTCATCTGCAGGAGCAGCAATCTCAATGCCACATTTTTCACGACATTCATCCCTGCAATAATCCGTTAATTTCGCGTGGTTACCATCAGTCGGATAATTACGGAGGCACACTTCATGGTCAATTATTATGGTCATATTAAGCATGTGCTCTGTATTCCCTGTCGGTTCGTCGGTAGTTAGCCGTCTCATCATCCTGCTACCTCCTGTGCTCTTAGTTGTTCAGAGGCCATTTGCAGCCCTATCAAATAGCTTTGCAGCCTTGCCGGGTATTCATTACCAATACTATAAAACCATTCCCAGTAGTCAGCATCCAGTTCGCCAATGAAAGTATTGTTTTCATTAACTATCCCAGCCCATTCAGGTACATTGCTGCATGATCTCGCCAGTTCAAACAGTTCTTCCATATCAATTTGGCTATATTCACGTTCACAATCCTTTAGTTCATTAGCCCATTCATGTAATCGATTGACGGCCTTTTCGCTACTAAAATCCCATCTATCACCGCAATAAGCTTCGAGCTTCTCCGTGAAATAGTGCAAGCTGATATCGAATGAATGTACGCTGGCTTTCCATGTAAGACGGAATACGGCCGCTCCCAGATCTCCGGAGATATACATCATGTTGCCATCGAAAACATAGCGGACTCTGTATATGCCTGTACCGGGTCTCTTCCAGTTAAGCACCTGAATTTCTCCAAGATCTTTAAGTTCAGCCACATGGTCAGCAAACCATCTTTTACGGATTTCTTGTTCTAAATCTTTCATACTACCTCCTGTCCCCAATGACCGTTACGCTTCATGATCTCCACGGTTTCAGGAGCGTAGGGTTCATCGACGTTCGCAACTAAATATCTATTGGTACGTCCTTTGCCGTCTTTTTGACGACTATCACATATTTTTTCAATCAAGTTGCCCAAGGCAATTATTTCTGGATCAGATAGATATTTTTCAATATCCTCTATCTTTAGTACAAGAAATTTACTTACCATTCCATCTAAAAAATTGTCCATGCTACCCCACCCGCTTCCTGAGCTCAGCCAGGCAGGCCCGGCAAATGTTCTTGCCTTTGTAGTTGATTACGTCCTCGTATGAGGAGCAAAATAAACAACCAGGAACGTATTTCTTAAGGATGATCTTATCGCTGTCAACATATATCTCCAGTGCGTCCCCATCATCGATATCCATGGTCCGTCTTAATTCGATTGGAATAGTGATTCTCCCCAGCTCATCTACTTTTCTAACAACTCCCCTTGATCTCATCATCTACCCAGCCTCCCTTTCATATGAGCGTTTTAGATCTTCGTTTTCCCAGCTGGACAACAGATCTATTTTACGTTGCAAACTAGGACTGATTTTAGACCCGATAATCATTTTTGCCATAAGCAGATCCAGCGTTTTGGTAGCAAAATCCAAGTAGTTGATCACCATTACTACCACCCCTGAGCCTTCCCAACCTGGGAAACCACTACTGCCATCGCCAGTAATGTGCACAAGATAAGCAGGACAATCGTGATCTTATCCCCGGAGGCCTGCCGCTTGAATGTCTGCCAGAATGACTCCTTTGGCTCAAGCTCTTTCCTTACCGGTATTTCTATTGCCGCGATATGAAATGCGGTTTGATCTGTCATTTCTCCCTTGTCCCAGTAATGTTGGCTTATCGCTTGTTGTCTCAATCTTTCTCCCCCTCCCTGTGGGTAAATGTTCCAATGTGAATGGTAAAAAATAAAACCTATACCGAGGCTCTTGCTCTAGCCCTTCCCCCGGCTGCTACTTTGCCTGTTCGTTCTTCGTACTCAATCCGCTCTGCTGCGAATACCCGCTTTACGTCCTTTTCGGTTACGTTGGCGCCCAGTTCCCGTGCAATCTCCGCGATTATCGCGTGTCTACCAGTAGGTTTCCTATTGGGTATAAAATTAGCGCGCGCCTTGGTTAGGTTGTCCAGATCAAGGCCCTGCTCCCGATCGTACATCGCCCACATGAACTTGGCGCATGGTTTGCAGACATATGCAAATAATGATCCGGGTGGAGTTCCGGCCAGGACAGTTACAATCTCATTACAGCGTGGACATTTATGCATTGCTTTTCCGCCTCCTTCTCGATGCTTTCCTTGGCTTGCCCCGACTGATGCCCAGATCTCTACCGTTGTTATATAGCCAGGGCAATGGTTTCATCCTTCCATTGCTCACTGATCCATTTTTCTAAAGTTCCTGCTTCACGGGACTTGTCTAATTCTTCCCTGTCGTAAGCCTTTGGAAATATCCCAGGTATCAACAGAACTAAATAATCAATATCGTATTCATTTAAATAATCTATGAGATCTTCCAAATTTTGAATCGTAACCACCGAAGTGCCTTCCAATGTGATGCCTCCCAAAATTAGATCAGCCAGCAGCCGGTAAAATTGGATTTGCTTGTCCTGTTCGCGAATAATATTCAGAAGGTTTGCAACTGACTGATCGATTCGATCCATGTACCCTCCTTATTTATGCACTGGAATAAGAGTTCGAGTTCCACAAGGACTGCAAGTACAGGCTTTGTTTTTTACTATTTCATAGGCCACAACACCAGTGTCAACCATGAAGTGCTTTCCACACTTAGTGCATTTAACTTTCGTTTCTCGGGCGGTTGAAAAGAAGTTACCATTTCTAAGTAACGCTTTCATTTCAGTAACTGTCATTGGCAATCTTCCTTCCGTGTGCTATAATGAAGTTGTTATTTTTATCGGGCCGCTGTGACAAGCGGTCTTTTTTCTTTTCTGGCATACCCTTTGTCCCAGCATTTCTGATTATGTTGGGCAACTAGCTCAGCTACCTTATTCTCGGATCCATCCATCTTCTCCAGAGCGACCCGCAGGATTGCTATATTGTGTTCAATATCCAAAAGCTTTTGAACCATTTGATTAAAGGGAATCCACTCTGATTCTGTAAAATCTTGAATACTGTGTTTATTGACCGTGATCCTAGCAATGTCAAACAGATTAGGATGGATTTCTTCCATCTTGGAGATCAGTTTCAAAACCACTGCAGATAAACCCATATCAACTACATCAAGGTAGTTGGCATTGTTAATTTGGGTTTTGGTTGCCGCCGCATCCCTTAACCGGCTTCTGAGATTCTCCAGTCTGCGATCCAGGTTGCAACGTCCTCGTTTTTCTAGCAACTCATAGCTTTCGTTCTTTATCCCCTGGTAGTCGCCCGTCTTAAAACCGATACGCTGAAGTTTCTTATTTGTGTCCCGCCGCCAATCTTTGTCCGTGGTGATAATGGCCTCTTTGATATTCTGGATTTGTTGCTGGGTTTGCTCGCTCACGATTTGCAGAGTCTTGATATCCTTCTCCTGCTTGGCAAGAATCTGAACAGCTTGTAATAGAGCCTCTGTGGGCGTGACGGGTTGGGTTGAATAAGAACCGTTCTTTCTAATGGCAGGAATTACTTCGTGGGTTATCCAACGCTTGAATGATTTTGCTTCGGGTTTGCGGCTGCCTAAGACTAAGGAATATAATCCGTATTCGTTGACGACTAGCATTTCTTGGAATCCACCAGGGGTATCATTTGAAATGACACCCTTTTCATCATCGTCTAATCGAGTTAATGCTTGCGATGGATTGCCCAGTTCTAAAACCTCACATACATCTTTCGCAACGAACCACGGTTCTCCATCCTGGACAACTACCCTAACTTGTGAACTTTGGAAATTGAATATTTGTGGTAAATTATTCATGGTTTTCCTCCTTTCATAAGATTTTGGTCTGCGGGCACACTATTTAGTGTCAGTGCCGGTTTATTTAGGTGTCTCCCCGAAAGCTTCTTTGTCTAGGGCAGCGTATAAATTACCCAAGGGCACTCCATAATAATTAGCTATCTTCCGAGCGTGCTTAATTTTGCAACACTTTCCATTTTCAAGAATGCTAAGTGTCGAAGGGTTTATCGATATTCCAGCAGATGTTTCTTTTAGCGTGGCACCTTGTTCTATGCGCATTAGCTTAATAATGGTTACCCCATATTCGTTTGTTACGGGCCTAAGTAGCATTAATTCGGTAATGCGAATTTCTTCTAGGTGCACTATTTGTCTTACTCGCTCACGAGTAATTCCAAGTTCTCTGCCAATTGCAGCCATTGATTCGCCAGACGATATTTTTTGAACTATTTCTTGAGATCTGTTCATGATTGCCTCCTTAACTGCCGGTTGCGGAAACGGCTTGAGGTTCTTGGACCTCTAGATCAAAAAAATATCCAACAGGTTTTTCGAAAATATTGGCTATTTTTATCATTACTGGTGCCGTTGGCACTGTCGTGCCGTTTTCAATATACATGTATGTGCTTTTGCTGTTATATCCCATCAGGTTGGCCATATCTTCGTATGTGAGGCCGCGCGACTCTCTTTCTTCTTTCAGAATGTCGGTTTTAACATATTTAGTTTTCGTTTTAATCACCTCCTGTTTAAGTTCCTTGAATGTAGTCTAGTTTAAGCTACTTGGATTGTCAAGTAAAAAGTTTAATTATTTTGGACATGGTTTAATAATATTGAATATAGATTATAATTATACATATGGTGGTGATTTGAATGGACTTAGGTAAGAAAATACGTATGTTGCGCACAGAAGCAAATATAAATCAAACTGAATTAGGTAAATATCTAGGTGTAGGCAAAACTACTATCTCTAATTATGAAACTGGGTATAGTATGCCCGATATAGAGATAACACTTAAAATAGCGGAATACTTTAATGTCACCGTAGATGATCTTTTAAAGCCAAGAATACTAAAAATAATTGAAAACCCCCAAAAATATTTAGTGAATCGTATTTCACCAGTTAAATCAGGGAATGTCCCTATATTCGGCACCATCCGGGCTGGGCTGCCGATCCTGGCTGATGAGAATATTGAAGGCTATCTGGACGTACCCGATTCAATGCGGGCAGATTTCGTATTGCGGGTGCAGGGCGACAGTATGACAGGAGCTGGCATTCTGGATGGCGACCTGGTCATCTGCAAAACGGCTGAGGCTGCCCAATCGGGTCAGATAGTTGTAGCATTGCAGGATCAGTCCGCTGGCTTCAGTGATGCTACGCTGAAATATTACTATGACGCCAATGGCCATGGAGCTGTGCTGCGGCCAGCAAATCCAAACTACTCGGAAATTAATATGAGTGACGGGTACCGGATCAGTGGCGTAATGGTTGCCCTAGTGCGGGAAGATGCTCCCGGCTATCAGACATATAAGAACTATATCGCGGTACCGGATCACGAAGAATGGACGGAAGTGATCGAGCTGGCTAATCAGGCTGGTTTAAAAGTGGGGCAGGTGAAAGAAATTCTTGCTGGCCAGGTTGCGATTGCTAAAAAGATCAGAGGTTAATATTAAAATACTATAAAACGTTTAATTAATTTTTCTATTATATTCGCACTAACATAAACTGCTACGACTGTAGCGGTTTTTGTGTTATTTAGGGGAGGGGGAGTAATAATGTCTTTAGAGGAATATGATTCATTTGGTTTTAGGGCGTTTACTTTGAGGAGCGAGATGGATAAAGCGCTACATGTCTTTGAAGGTATTATTAAAGGCATAGCCATTGATGGCATAATTACCAATGAAGAATTGGCCGAGTTGCAAAATTGGCACGAGCTGCACCAGCATTTATTAGACAGACCTACTTTTTACGAAATAATAACACTTTTAAAGCAAGCAGGAAAAGATGGATATATCACTCTGGAAGAACGAGAGGATATCTTATGGCTCTGCAATTCTTTTAAACCAACCAGTGAATATTATAATGTTATTACTAATGATATTCAACAACTCCATGGGATAATGCATGGTATTTTATCCGACAATAGGATCGACTTATTGGAGGTTCAGAACCTCGACAAATGGTTATCAAAATCTGATCACCTAAAAGGGGTTTATCCCTATGATGAGCTTTGTAGTTCCTTCTTCCGCCGCATGAGCCTCCGTTCCTCCCGTGGATCGGTGGTCTCTTCGATTTCTTGCTTGACCTGCTCTATCTCTGCTAGAGTGGACGCGATGGCTTCCTGGAGCTCTGCCTTATCCATTATCATCACCTGAGATTATTGTAGCAGAAAAAAATAAAAGCCGGGGCCTAAACCCCGGTTATTTTTTTTAATTATTTTTAATTTACGGGTTGCTTTTTATTGTATTTAGGTGTATCATTAAATCATAGAAAGGGGCTGAGAGAAATGGCAAAAGCAGAGAAGATAATCGAAGAACTAAGAAAGAGGAATCCCAGATATGTTATTACAGGAATGACCGCAGAGCGCCAGTTAGTTGTAAACGACTTAGGGGATAAAGTAAAATTATATGTTTCGGCCGATGACTTTGAGGCAGCAGTATTGAAAATCGATTAAACAGTAAAACACCGAGCCGGCGGCCAATCCGGCAGAAGGGAAGGATATAAATGACAACCTATTATGAATCTTGGACTGAAAACGATCTCCGTAATGGAATATGGCACCTTGCAAACGGCAGGAGTATCATGGGGCCTTATGCTGACATTGAAATGCTTCGGGCCGAATTAAGACGGCGCGGCCTTACGGATGAAGGATACCACAACACATAATAACATGCTAAACTAAACCAAAAAGGAGACGGAAAATGCCAAATAATAAAGATAAAAAGCCAGTAGGCCGTCCGGGCGTAGCGCCCGAGGATAAGCAAAAGGCTCGCAACATTAAAATGTCGGATTACGAGTGGGGAATAGTGCAAGATATGGCTAAACAGGCCGGGATAAGCGCCGCGGAATATATCAGGCGGAAAGTTTTTGGGGGCTGATTAGGCCCCCGCAGACAGAGGATCA